TGGTAGTTGATCCAGTATTTATGGAAGTACTTCGTGACGAGGATTCACGCCTCTTTAACGCAGACTTCGGTGAATCAGGTGGACTACGCAATGGTCTGGTCTTGAATAACTTCCACGGTTTCCGTGTATATACTTCAAGCAACCTGCCTTCAGTTGGTACTGGTTCAGGTACTACAGGTACTGCAAACCAAAACACTAACTACGGTGTTATCGTAGCTGGTCATGATTCTGCTGTCGCAACTGCGGAGCAAATCAATAAGACTGAAACTTATCGTGACCCTGACAGCTTCGCTGACATTGTTCGTGGTATGCATCTATACGGCCGCAAGATTCTTCGTCCAGAAGCTCTTGTCAACGCCAAATATAACTTGGCATAAGGGAGGACTAAACAATGGCTTTACAATCTCCAGTTCGTATTGAGACTGCCGTGATTGCTCACGGTGATCTTACCACTAACTCAACTCACGATATCGGTACAGTTCCAAACAATTGTGTGGTTCTTGCTGCTGGCGCTGAGTGTACTGCTGCAGCCACTATTGGTGGTGCTAACGCAGTAAGTTTTGGTGTAACAGGCGGTGACGTTGATATGCTTGGTACTGCTGATATTAATGGTGCTAAAACATTAGCTGCCACTACTACCACAGTAAATGGTATTACTAATGTCACAACTGCTGACACAGTGATTACTGCTAAACTTGCAGCTTCAAATGCTCCTTCAGCAGGATCATTTCAGTTCTTTGTAGTATATGCTCCAATGGGCGCTACAGGTGCTGCTGCAGAAGTAGATCGTGATCTGCTTGCATAAGTAAACTAACCTTAGGGGCTGCTTTCGAGTGGCCCCTTTAGGCTATCTAAAGGAAACAAAATGGCATATGATTTTTTAGGTCTGGTAAATGATGTAAACAGACGTTTAAACGAGGTTGAGCTAACTAGCTCTAACTTCTCATCTGCCACAGGTTTTTACTCTCAAATTAAAGATTCCGTTAATTCTTCTATTAGGTATATAAACCAAAGTGAGTTTAAGTGGCCTTTTAACCACAATACTCAAGAAGATACATTAACTCCTGGAACAGTTCGTTATGCCTTTCAAGCTAATGCCAAGTCTATAGATATGGGTAGCTTTAGAATTAAAAGAGATGATACTCTTGGTAACGAGACTGAAAAATTAAGAGTTATTTCTTACGAAGAATACTTAGAAAAATACAGTGACTACGAATACAATACTTCTAATACAGGTATTCGTACAATTCCAAGCTCAGTATTTCGTGCACCTAATCAGTATTATGGTGTCCTATCTCCCCCAGATAAAGCTTATACCTTAGTGTATGAATACTATGCCTTACCTACAGACTTAAGTTCTAATAGTGATTCTCCGTCTATACCAGTGCAATTCAGACATATTATTGTAGATGGTGCTATGTATTATGCTTATTTGTTTAGAGGTAATACTCAGGATGCTACCTTAATGCAATCTAAATTAGATGATGGTATTAAGAATATGCGTAATATTTATATTAACAGATATGATTACTTACGTTCAACAGTAATTGAAAGAAGCAATAGTCTTACTTCTACATTCAGCCGAGTATCTTAATTATGCCCACACAATGGCAAACGTTCCCTATTGAATTTCAGGGTGGGCTGGTTACAAATATCAGTCCATTGCAGCAGGGTATCAATGCCCCAGGATCTGCAAGACGTTTAATTAATTTTGAGCCATCTATCCAAGGTGGCTATCGTCGTATAGAGGGTTTTACTAAATACGATAGTAACACTATTCCGCCTTATGGTACACCTTTAATTCAAGGTAGTTCTCAAACAGGGTCTACCCTAAACATAGCTAATATTTTTATAGCTCCTCAAGATGGTGACACTTTTACAATAGCAGGTATCTCAGGTACCTATACCATTGCAACCTCAGGTGTTTCATACAGTGCAGCAAATAAAACTGCTACACTTACTTTAACGTCTTCTTTAGCAAGCTCACCATCAGATCAAGCTGCTATTACTTTTACTAATACAGAAGATCTAATAGAAGGTCTTATTTATTTTAATAGTAAAGCTGTTGCCTATCGTAATGCTGATTTATTTGAGTCTTCTGGATCTGGTTGGACTAAAATAAACGTACCCAGTTATGGTACAGTTCTTGTAAATGGTGGAAGTCAAACGGGTACAAGCTTAACTGTAGATGGGCTTACTGGTACTCCACAGGCAGGTGATACATTTACTGTTGCTGGAATACAAAAAGTCTATACAGTGGTTTCAGATGCTTCTGTATCCTCTGGTGGAGCTACTCTGACAATTAGCCCAGCGCTTGCTTCAAGTCCAGCTAATGATGTTGCTGTTACTTTTTTAACTATTAATAGAGGATCAGGTAAAAAACATCGCTTTGCTCGTTATGGATTTACTGGCACTCAAAGCATTATGATAGTAGATGGTGCTAATAATCCAGCTAAATATGATGGCTCTACTTTTACTGTATTAGATGATGCACCTTCAGATGTATTAGCAGCATCTCATGTAGCAGAATTTAAAAATCATATGTTCTTTGCTAAGAATAAAAACCTAGTATTTACTGCACCTTATACAGATAATGACTTTACAACTGCTTCAGGTTCTGGTACAATAAATCTTACTCAAGATATTACTGGTATCATTACTTTCCGTGAACAGTTAATTATTTTTAGTAAGACTCAAATACATAGATTAATTGGTACTACATTAGCTGACTTTCAACTTCAACCCATATCTCTAGACATTGGGTGTGTTCAAGACGACAGTATACAAGAAGTTGGTGGTGACATTGTATTTATAGGCCCAGACGGTATTCGTATGCTTAGTGCTACAGATCGTATTGGAGACTTTGGACTAGCTGTTGCTTCTCGTCCTATACAAGATGAAACTATTACCTTCTTAAGTTCTAACACAAACTTTCATAGTTGTGTAGTTAGAGAAAAGAACCAGTATCGTATATTTGGATATGCTGCTTCTGTAGGTACTGCAGGTGCTCGTGGAATACTAGGAACTCAATTTGCAGATCAGACTTCTCAAGGTATGGCATGGGCAGAAACTAGAGGTATAAAAGCTTACGTAGTAGATTCAGTATATACTGAAACTGGAGAAGTTACTTTATTTGCTCGTGAAGATGGGCTAGTATATAGAATGGAATCTGGCAACAGTTTTGATGGCTCTAACATTGTTGCCTCTTTTAGTACTCCATTCTTTTCTATTAACGATCCAAGAGTAAGAAAAACTATTTATAGACTATCAACCTACATTGATCCTACAGGTTCTATTGATGGATTGGCAACATTAAAGTTTGATTTTGATGAACCTAATTTAGTACAACCTCCATCAATAACTTTATCAAACACACAGGCAACAGTATCTTTTTATGGTGTATCTACGTATGGGACAGGTGTATTTGGTGGTAAACTTGTATCGGTATTTAAAAGTCAAACAGTAGGTTCAGGGTTTACCGTTTCAATACAATATGAATTTGACAGTGATGATCCGCCTTTTTCACTAGACGCAGCAACACTGGAATTTGCAGCACATGACAGGCAATAAAGGAAAGTAACATGGGAACAGGTTACACACGTAACGATACAGCAAACAACATTGCTGATGGTAACGTCATAAACGCATCAGATCTTGATGGTGAATTTGACGCCCTGCAATCATCATTTGATGCCTCTAGTGGTCACACTCATGATGGGACTACTGGAGAAGGTGCACCTATTGAAGTTGTAGGACCATCTCAGGATGTTGTAATTACTGCTGCAGCAATGCGGCCTAAGACAGATGATACTGTAGACCTCGGTACTAGCTCTCTTAAATTTAAAGATGGTTACTTTGCTGGTAATCTTTCAGTAGATGGTAATATTACTCTTGGTGGTAATATCACATTAGGTGATGCAGACACAGATGGCATTACGCTAAACTCTGAGATTGCTTCTCATATAATCCCTGATGCCGATGATACTTATGATTTAGGTGAGTCTGGTAAAGAGTGGCGTAATCTCTATATTGACGGCACAGCTAACATTGATTCTTTAGTAGCTGATACTGCAGATATTAATGGTGGTACACTCGATGGAGTAGTCATCGGGGGTTCTAGTACTGCAGCAGCAAGTGTTACAACATTAGCTGCTTCCAGTAATGCTACAGTTGGTGGAACCTTAGGGGTTACTGGCGCTGCTACCTTGTCGTCTACATTGGCTGTTACAAGTAACGCTACTGTCGGTGGTACACTTGGTGTAACAGGTGCTGCTACTTTATCCAGTACTGCAGACATTACAGGAAATACTACAGTAGGGGGTACACTGGATGTAACTGGTGTAGCTACTCTATCAGATAATGCCACTGTAGGTGGCACTCTAGGAGTTACAGGTAACACAACACTTACTGCAGATCTAACAGTAAATGGTAATACGACTCTTGGAAATGCAAATACAGATACAGTAACAATTACTGCAGATGTTGCATCAGATATTATTCCTTCAGCAGACAGTACTCATGACTTAGGTGATAGCTCTAATTACTGGGCTAACGCTTATATTGATGCTATTACTACTACAGGTAATGTGACTATTGGTGGTGACTTAACTGTAACTGGAAGTCTTTCAGCTGGTGATACTAACATTACTGATGTTGGTAACATTGCCTTAGATAGTATCAGTGCGGATAATAATACTATTGCAATTAATCTAACAGATAACCAATCTTCTGCATTAGACATTACTGAGTCTGCAAACTCTTATCTTAAATTTGTTACTACAAACTCTGGCGAAAAGATTACTCTAGGTAAGAAACTAGAGGCTGGTTCTGTAGAAATTGAAGGTAGTAACTTTGACATTAATGGCGGTAACATTGATGGCACTATTATCGGTGCATCTACAGCAGCAGCAGCTACGGTAACAGATTTAACCGCTTCAGGTACAATAAACTTTACTGGTGGTACTGTAAGTAATCTTGGCACTGTAACTACTGCAGATATTAACGGTGGAACTTTAGACGGAGTTACTATTGGTGGGGCATCAGCTGCTGCAGCTACAGTAACAAACCTTACTGCATCAGGGACAGTAAACTTCTCAGGTGCTACTGTATCAGATCTTGGTACAATTACTACTGCTGATATAGATGGCGGTACTATTGATGGCATTACTTTAGGTACAAACTCTGCAGTTACAGAAGCTCAGATTGATAGTATTAATCTTAATGCTCATACTATTTCTATTGATGATGCTTCTGGTACTGACCAAGCAGGTACACAACTCATTTTAAAAGCAGGTGCTGGCACAGGTTCTGGAGCTGGTGGTAGTTTCCTATTACAAGTAGCTGATGGAACTACTACAGGTTCAAGTGCTAATGCTCATGCTACAGCTCTTACTATAGCTGATGATAAAGCTGCTACTTTTGCTGGTAATGTGGATATTACAGGTACGCTAGGTGTAACGGGGGCTACAACTTTAAGTTCAACTTTAGGTGTAACTGGTGCAACTACACTTAGTTCAACTTTAGGTGTTACTGGTGCGACTACCGCCACAGGTGGACTTAATGTAGATACTATTAGCGAGATTACTTCAGCTAATGGTGTAGTAATTGATGGCGTAACTTTGAAAGACGGTGGTGCTACAGTTACAGCTGATGTGTCCTTCGGCGATAACGACAAAGCCATCTTTGGCGCTGGGTCTGACCTACAGATTTACCATGATCCGACAGGGCCAGCCAACTTAATTAATGATACAGGTGATGGAGACTTAATTCTTCGGGCATCTAACCAAATACGGCTTCAACAGGCGGATGGAGATTCGCTTGCCACATTTAACGAAGATGGGTCTGTACAGCTTTATCACGACGCGGGTTTAAAACTCGCCACCACCAGCACAGGCGTAGACATCACGGGTACTTTGACCAGCGATGGGCTTATTTCAGCGGGGACTGCGTTCGTAAATTTAACGGCTCGTCCTGCTGGTGTACCTGCAACGGCAGGGGCGTTGTGGTCAGCACAAACTGAGACAGGAAACTATGGAATTGTCACTAGAGCATCATCTACAGATTCCTTTACTTACATAGGTAACACAGGTTCTTCCGCCACTTTGGGGACATCCTACGGCTCAAGCGGTAGTTATTTACCTCTTGATTTACAAACATCTGATAAGAAACGTCTAAGAATAGACTCCAACGGAGACATCAGCTTCTACGAGGACACAGGCACCACGGCAAAGTTCTTCTGGGATGCGAGTGCTGAGTCGTTGGGCATTGGGACGACTTCGCCTAGTGGTGAGTTGCACGTTTTGGGTTCTGGCGGTGGAAATGGTGATAGTTATGTTGAAAGAACATCGGGTGCTATTTTGCACCAACAAGCGCAGTCAGCTTTAGGTATTTTTGGCACCAGTTCAAACCACGACCTAGCTTTTAAGACAAACGACTCTGTGCGTATGCGCATCGACACATCGGGCAACGTTGGCATTGGGACGAGTTCGCCAGCATTCAACACAGGTAGCGGTATTGAGATTGAACGTGCGGGAGAGGCTACTTTAAGGCTCCAAGACACGACAAATACAGCTAATGGCGAGGTTCGTTCTGGTGATGCAGGTCTTACATTCTATGCGGGGGCTTACGGGACTTCAGGCGCACCCTTTATATGGAACCGTGGCGGCTCAGAAGCCATGCGCATCGACAGCAGCGGTAGTTTGCTACACGGAACCACAAGTTCATCAATTTATAACGACACATCAGGTAACGGTGTAAATATCAAAGGCCA